ACCCCGGATCAGAATGCGGAGTGCTTTGATGCGTGAGCTCTCGCTCGAGGCCGTCTGGTCGCGTTACCAGCGGGCCAAGAACCGGCGTCTCCGCTGGGAAGGCCTTTGGCGGGACTGCTACACCTACGTGCTCCCTCACCGCGGTGCCGGCCTCGGCGCCGAGTTTGCCGCCGGTCGCAACCATGCCGAGCGGACGTTCGATGGCACCGCACCCGACGCCGTCGAGCAGCTTGCAGCTTCCTTGCTCGCAGAGCTTACGCCGCCATGGTCACAGTGGTTCGGCCTGGTGCCAGGGCGGCAGGTCGATCCGCTCGAGCGGGGGATTGTCGCCGAGAGCCTGGACCAGGTCTCCCTGACGATCCAGGCTCATCTCGACCGTTCCAACTTCGCGGCCGAGATTCATCAGGCGTTCCTCGATCTGGTGAGTGTCGGCAGTGCGACGCTCCTGTTCGAAGAAGCGCCGATCGGCGACCTCAGCGCCTTTCGACTTACCGCCGTGCCGATGGCCGAGATGTGGCTGGAGGCCGGTCCCGATGGACAGATCAGCGGCCATTTTCGGCAAAGCGCGCTGTCTGTGGACACGCTCTGCGCGCGGTTTCCCGACGCAGAGCTTCCGCGCAGCCTGCTGGACGAGTGTCGACGTGAAAAGGAGCAATGTCTGCCGGTCGTCGAAGCCGTATTGCCGGCGGGACCCGGATATCACTACGTCGCGATGCTGCATCACGACAGTGGTCAGCCGACGTTGCTCACGAACGGTCGATTCGACAGTTCACCGTTCATCAGCTTTCGCTGGCTGAAAGGCGCAGGCGAAGTCTATGGGCGCTCGCCCGTGATGACGGTGCTACCCGACATCAAGACGGTGAACAAGGTCGTCGAGCTGGTGCTCAAGAATGCCTCGATCTCCGTCACGGGGATCTGGCAGGCCGATGACGACGGCGTGCTCAATCCGGCCAATATCCAGCTGGTCCCCGGCAGTATCATCCCGAAAGCCGTGGGCTCCGCCGGCCTCACGCCCTTGCAGGCACCCGGCCGCTTCGACGTCTCGAGCCTGATGCTCGACGATCTGCGAGGCCGGATCCGCCACGCGCTGCTCGTCGATCGTCTCGGCGCAATCGGCAGTCGAAAGATGACCGCCACCGAGGTGCTCGAGCGCAGCGCCGAGATGACCCGTCTGCTCGGAGCGACTTACGGGCGCCTCCAGGCGGAGCTCTTGACCCCCTTGCTGAGCCGGGCGATGGCCATCCTGCGACGCCGCGGCGAGATCCCGGATCTGGCGCTCGACGGCCGTTTGGTGGACCTGCAGTACAAATCGCCGCTCGCCCGTCTTCAGGCGCAGCAGGACGTGCAAAGCACCCTGCTGTGGCTGGAAGCCACCGCAAAGATGGGCGCCGAGGCGGTCGCTGCGGTCGATTTGCCGGCGACGGCGCGTTGGCTGGGCGACCGCCTGGGCGTGCCCGGCCAGCTGATCCGCGACATTCAGCCGGCGACGGCGCTCCTCGATCTGACGCAGGACCTGGTCGACGTGGCGGGCCTGGATGTGATGGACCCCGCACGTGACCGGTGATCGCGCGCCGAAGGGCTGGGCCTGGTTCGAGGACCGCAACGATGTGCCCCCCGATCCGGGCGAAACCACGATCTGCCGGGCCTTTGCGCGCTGCTTTGCCGGGCCGGACGGGCAGCTCGTCCTGGATCACCTGACGCGCCTCATTCTCAATCGAAGGCTGGGGCCCGGCGCAAGCAATGCCGAGCTCTGGCACCTCGAAGGTCAGCGCGGAGCAATCGCCTACGTGCTGGGCATGATCGAGCGTGGCGGACGCTGATCGCCGGAATCTGATCGATGACAACCTCGACTTTAGGGGCGACGATGAACGAGCAGCAAGTGCAGGAAGCAGAGGGAGCGGTCGAATCCGACCTCGACGGAGCGCCAGCTCCGGCACCCGAGGCGAATTCCGACCCGGCGCCCCAGCCAAAGGCTTCGCGTCCAGCGGGGGTTCCGGAGAAGTTCTGGGACGGCGAGGCCGGCTGCGTTCGCACCGACTCCCTTCTGAAGTCCTACCTCGAGATCGAGCGCAAGCTCGGCTCGATGATCGCGCTGCCGGCGGACGATGGCGATCGCGATGGCCGCAGCCGCCTGCACCGGGCACTCGGCGTACCGGAGAGCCCCGACGGCTACCAGATTGCCGCGCGCAGCGACCTGGTGGAGCCGAGCCCCGAGATCAACGCTAAGCTCCATGCCGCCGGGTTCACGCCACAGCAGGCGCAGCTGGTCTACGATCTGGCGGCCGACCACATGCTGCCCCTGGTGGACGAACTGCTGGACGAGTTCGGCTCGGCACGCGACTCCGAGCGGCTCGCCAATCGCTTTGGCGGAGCCGAGGCCTGGCGGGCTCTGGCGGACCAGATCAGGACGTGGGGCCGCGCCAACCTGTCCGACGAGGTCTTCGCGACGCTGTCTGCGAGCTACGACGGCGTGCTGGCGATGCATCAGATGATGCAAGCGCCCGAGCCTGCCGTCCTGCATGACGGCGAAGGCGCCCAGGCCGCGCCGGACGAGACCACCCTCAGCCAGATGATGCGCGACCCGCGCTACTGGCGAGATCGGGATCCGGACGTGATCGCCAAGGTGACCGCCGGCTTCCGGCGCCTTTATCCGGCCTAGCAGGCCGCGACCGCGCCGCGTCGCGGTATCCAAAATTCAACCCCTGTATGGCCGGCCAGTCGGCCGGTGCCGAAGGAGACGTTCATGGCGAGACTCCGGCGCAAAGGGCTCGGCGCAACCGAGCTGGTTCGCGACAATGACGGCGCCAAGATGCCGATCATGCCATGGGGCGCGGTGCACACGCTGGCGCCGACCGAGGCCACACCGGCACGCAATGCAACGGCCATCTCGGGTACGTGCGGCGTCGTCAGCATCATCGCGATCGGTGGCGACGCTCACTTCAAGCAGGGCGGTTCGAGCGTCGCGGCGACGGTCAACGACCCCTTTCTCCCGGAAGGCGAGTGGCACGAGCTGCCGGTGTTCGAAGGCGACGAATGGGGTTACGTGTCGATCCTGTCCGCGAACGGGTCCGGCGACATCGTCGCGCAGATCTGCGAGCGGCAGTAGGCAATGACCGCGCTCGGCCTTCGGGCCTCGGGACGGCTCTCCTTGAGCTCAAGGCGACGGCCTCGCTCCACTGTACCGCCGGAATCGCCGGGCCAGATCAGCTCGCTTGCGTTCTGGTATGACGCCGAAGCCAGCCCCACCGTCGAGTCCGGCGGCGTGATCGAACGCTGGGACGATCTGAGCAGCAATGGCAACCATGCTGGCCAGCCCGTCACCGGCGCGCGCCCGGTCAAGACGATCGATGGAGAAGGCCGCGACGTCATCCGCTTCGATGGCATCGACGATACGCTGGCGATCGCAACACCACCAAGCCTCGCGACAGGCATGACCCTGTTCATCGTGTTTGCCGTCCGTACGCGCAGTGATTTCTCGGGCATCGTCTCGGCGGCCGCCGCCACCGGTGTCGACCATGAGGCTTTTTTCAGCCTGCAGAGCGCGAGCGCGGCGAGTGGCCAGTTTCAATGGCTCGGTCACTCCGGCGGGTCGGACCCCCTGTCGATCGAGCGTGAAGACAACGCAGCGATCGGCCTTGCGATCCTGACCGCCGCGGCCGGCGACGCACGCTTTGACGACCTCGATGGTCAAGGGTCGGACACCTACGAGGGGACTTTCGGTACGCCCGACGAGATCATCGTGGCCGGCCACTACGACGACGGCACCTTCGCCTACAGCGCGATCGACGTTTACGAGTTCGGCCTCTTCACTCGCGGCCTCACGGCGGGAGAGAGGGTCGCGCTCCACGACTACCTCAGAAACAAGTATGGGCTCTAGGCATGGTTGATCGCACGCCACAGGAGTTCGGCGGTGTACCGGACGGAGTGACGGACAGCACGGCGGCGGTTCAGGCGGCCATCGATGCTGCCGGCCCCTCCGGCGACGACGTCGTGATCGCCGGCGGAGTCTTCCGGATCAGCGACCAGCTGAACTGCCCGCACGACGATCTGCGGATCAGAGGCGACGGCGGCATTCAGGCGATGGCCGGCGCCTGGTCCAGCCAGGCGGCAATCCTGGCGATCACCGGAACCGGCGTCATCGTCGACGGCGACGGGCTGTTGCTCGATCAGGCCAGTCTCATCCCAAGCGGCAACAGCTTGCGTGGAACTGGCGCCGTCGGGCTGACCGTTGCCGGGGTGATCTCCCGCAACTCGCAGGGTGCGTTCCTGTCGCTCGGCGATGGCTGCACCGACGTGCTCGTGCACGGCATCGACCACCGGGGCAGCGGCTCCGGTGTTGTCGCGGCCGATCCGCAGGGCTTGGCCCGGATCAGGATCCGGGACAGCGATTTCGAGCATTCAGGCCTCGGGCCCACCGGCGACGGCATTCGCCTCGACTGCTCGACGCACGGCGGCGACGACGTCGCGATCATCGCTGTGCATGTGCGCGGTTACGTCGGTGAGGCGGTCGGCCACGGGACCGGATACGCCTTTGCCCGGGTCATCAACACCCAGCTGTTCGGCTGCATTGCCGAAGTCTGCGAGAGCGACGGGTTCCGTTGGCAACAGCAGAGCGACGATGCGGTGGCCTTCAACTGTCGCGCGCTGAGCTGCGGGAGGCCGGATCACACAGGGGACGGCGGCTCGGGCTTCATCGTGTACGATTCGAGCCGCTGGTATGGCGAGAGCCTGCTCGCGCTCGGGTGCTGGTACCATGGCGTCGCCCTGAGCGGGCAGAACAGCTTGGCCCATCCGGTGGACAATGTGATCATCCGCTGCAGCGCCCTCGACATCGGGCGCGATTGCTTTCACCTCACCGCCCAGGCGGGCGCGACGATCACCCGCTGCCACGCCCGCGACGCCTCCCGCAACGGTCCGGGTAGCTACGCCGCCTATCACCTCGCCAAGCAAGGCGGCGCCACGCTCGAAAATCTGGACTGCATGGGCGACGACAATACGGTCATCTCGACCGGCGCCAGCACCCCGCTCGGCGATACCGTCGTGCGCCCAGAAAGTGTCAACTGCCTGGTCAACGGCGTGAGCGGAGGCGCGGCGGTCGTTCGGGTCACCGAAGACGGCACGCTTCGCGTCACCGAATCCGGTGAGGAGCGCCTCCTCGAAGCAGCCTGAAGCCAGCGCGATGCAATAGTGATCGCGCAAGCACTATCGCCGGAAGTCTTGTTGGTCGAAGCGACGGACCAACCCGCGCCCAGGCGTGGGCCCGCGCGAACTTGACCCGCCGAGGTGGAGCGGATCCACCCAGACCGCGGCCCGCAGGTGGGACGGAACGGCTCGAGCCACCGCCCCATGCGGACCAACCGCGCGTCGTCTCTCGGTCCAACCCCACGGAGGGACGAACGTGTCCACCACGATAGACCAAGCCTTCATCAAGCAGTTCGAGGAAGAGGTACACCAAGCCTATCAGAGGATGGGATCGAAGCTGCGCAACACCGTGCGCATGAAGAATGGCGTTCGGGGCAGCTCCACGGTCTTCCAGAAGGTCGGCAAGGGCAGCGCCGCGACCAAGGCGCGGCACGGCAAGGTGCCGGTCATGAACGTCGACCACACGCCGGTCGAGTGCCAGCTGCTCGACTTCTATGCCGGCGACTGGGTCGATCACCTGGATGAGCTCAAGACCAACATCGACGAGCGCCAGGTGCTCGCCAACGCCGGAGCGTTCGCCCTCGGCCGCAAGACCGACGAGATGATCATCGCCGCCCTCACCGCGACCGGCACCACCGCCGGAGACGGCAGCGACGGCCTGACCAAGGCCAAGGTCCTGGAGGCCTTCGAGCTTCTTGGCGACAAGGACGTTCCGGACGACGGCCAGCGGTTCGCGGTGATCGGCTGGAAGCAGTGGTCGGAGCTGCTGCAGCTGCCGGAGTTCGCCGACGCCGACTTCGTCGGTGCCGACGACCTACCGTGGCGCGGGACGCAGGCGAAGCACTGGCTCGGCACGCTCTGGCTGCCGCATTCCGGCCTGCTGCTCAGCACCGGTGTTCGCCGCTGCTTCTGGTACCACCGCAGCGCCATCGGGCACGCCATCGGCCAGGAGGTCGCCACCGACGTGACCTGGCACGGCGACCGCGCCGCTCACTTCATCTCCAACTCGATGAGCCAGGGCGCGTGCCTGATCGATGCCGACGGCGTCGTCGCGATGCCCTGCCTGGAGAGCTAAGCATGGCCTACGCCCCCAAGAATCTGA